GTGTTCTCAGTGGTGCTCATGATTCGGCTTCCATTCGTTCGCGTTCCCACGTGGGAACGGGTGACCGTGCGGGCGCACGGCGTGGCCAGGGATGACCACTGACACAGACACTACGCGCATAGAGATACATAGGTGCCAGCAGATACCTAAGATAACGATATCGTTATAGTCGTTGTGCATGGATAGCTGATGTGCTATGTGCCATCACATGCAACGATGATGCGTATGACACCTAAGACACGCAAGATACATGCGTGCATGAGGCTACAGGCGCAGCATACGTGCGATACACACATGACGACAAAGGTCAAGACTTATGCACAAACTCTGCGAAACTTCACATTTTTTAGCGGACTCAATGCCTGCCGTGGCGTAGTGCCCCCATCGCGCTAACAACTGACCAACCCTTCTGGACCCTTCTAGGGCGGCCTCGCTGGCGCGAGACCTGCATCGCGCTAACAACCCGTGAAATTTTTTGTACCTTCTGTACCCCAGACCATGCTGTACCCTCGTCCCATGGCAGCAGCTACTCCACTTCAGCAGGCGGACGAGGTCATCATCCGCTACGCCGACACGCTCTCCCCTGCCGACATCTCCTTCAAGCTCGACGGGCTCCTGACCCCCAGCCAGGTCCGCTCTCGGATCGTGACGCTTCTGGAGACCCCGGACTGGCTCACCGCCGTGCAGCAGGATCAGCTCGTGACGATGAAGATGCGCCAGCTCATCGTCAAGCTGGAGGAGATGACGCTCACCAGCCGCACCGCCGAGATTCTGATCCGTTCGCTGGAAGCCCTGGGTAACCGGCTCGATCGCCGCTACCAGGCCACCGAGACCGACCTGCATCGCCTGTACGCCTTCCAGGGTGTGGCGTTCCTGGACGCTGTGGAGGCGGCACTGAACGTGATGAAGCACCGCCTGACCACGGGGGAGCCGATCACGGAGGCCGACTGGGACGAGGCCCTGCCGCCCGCTATCACCTCAGCACAGCTCAGCCTAGCTGCGCACGAGGCCCCCGAGGAGGAACAGGCGCCGGTTATCACGTTGGCCAAGCCGGTTTCCGGAAACCGGAAGGTGGCGTCATGATCGTCCGTCTCGGGCAGCGCCCCTTTATTGCCGTCGAGATGCGCGGCAACGTCAACGAGCCCGACTTGGCGCTCTACGTGGTCACCAACCCCGAGGGCAGCGTTAACGATTCGGCGCAAGCCCGCCTGCCGGACGAGGACGCGATGGCCGAGCTGATGGTCCAGGCGCTGGAACAGGTCATCGGCGTATGGCGCAAGGAGCACCCTAGTGGCGCTCATTGACACCAGCGTCTTCGATGAGGCGATGGCGGAGATTCGACGGCGCAGCCGTCGCAAGCTCTACCAGACCGATTTCGACGCCTGGGCGTGGGACGTACTACGGCTTCGGTCCTACGAGAAGATGCGCCAGATCACCCATGATGCCCTGTTCGCACCCAAGGAGCGCACGCTAGTCAAGTCAGGCAACGGCACGGGCAAGTCGGTCGAGGAGTCGAAGATGATTCTCTGGGCCGGGTCGGTGTTCGATGTCGGCGAGACGGTCAGCATTATCTCGGCTCCCTCGATCCCGCAGCTTCAGAAGGTGACGTTTGCTTACCTGAAGTCGTTCCACGGGCGTGTCAGCGCCGAGCTTCGGCCCGAGAGCTTCCAGATTCCTGGGCGCATTGACGAGAACCTGGGCTGGGTGTCCGAAGGCCCCAACGGCAAAATCTGGCTAGCATCAGGTCGAAAGCCTCCGGACCAGGATGCCGTGTCGATGTTCCAGGGTCTGAGAAGCCAGTTCGGCATGACCTACGTCTGGTTCGATGAGGCGGGCGGCATGGGGCGCGCGATGTACACCGCCGCCGAGGCCGTCATGACCGGTGATCTGGCGCGGTTCTTCGGGATCGGCAACCCCGACAACGCGGGCACAGACTTCCAGGCCAACTTCGAGGACAAGGTCAAGAGTGCGGAGTACAACCTCCACACGATCAGCGCCTACGACACTCCGATCTTCACGGGCGAGCGCGTCTACCCGCACACGCCCGAGGGTGACCGCCTGGAGACTCAGATGCTTCGGGCGCTGACCAGCCGACGCTGGGTGGCGCACAAGACGCGCATCTGGGCAACCGGCGGCGAGGTCGTTCCCGACGAGGACTACCGCGACCCGGAGGACCCGTCCAAGCCCGACCCGCGCTACTTCTATCGGCGCGATGCCAAGCGACCCAATCCCGAATACAACTTCGAGCTGCCCGACGACGACATCGCCAACCTGGGACGGGCCAAGATCATCATCGACCCGGTCAAGTGGGACGCACGAGGGTTGTCCAAGGTGCTGGGGGAGTTCCCCGGCGAGAACGACACCGCCTTCTTCCCGCAGAGCGTCATCGACAGGGCTCACGACCACACGATCCCGGAAGACCTCGCCATCCGGCCTATCCTGGGCTTTGACGTGGCGCGCCTCGGTGCAGACGAGTCCGTCGTGTTCACCAACTACGGTGGCCGGTGCCGGGTGTACGAGACCTGGGCCAAGATGGACACCGTCTTCAGCGCCCGGCGCATTCACACGATCGCTACCGAGTTGAACGCCAGACAGCTTCGAGTGGATGCCTCGGGCGTCGGCGGCGGTGTCTTCGACCAACTCCAGAACCTGCCCGAGTTCGCCGACAAGTGCTACGAGCTGATCGGGGTCGACGGCGGCACCGCGGCGAGCGACAACCGACGCTGGGCACAGTACCGCGCCGAAATCTACGACAACCTGCGTAGCCTGATGGCGGGTGACGGCGTCGAGAGCTACCTCGACTTGGACTACGACGACGAGGAGCTTCGGGACCAGCTCCTGGCCCTGACCTACCGGTTCAACAAGCGTGGCGCCATTCAGATCACGCCCAAGGACGAGATGAAGACCGAGATGGGCGGCTCGCCTGACCGCCTGGACGCCCTGGTCTACGCCTGCCTGGACGCCGAGTACCTGCTGAACCTCGCCAGCGGCCCGCAGAAGGGCGACCTCGTCGTGCTGGACCCTGAGGACTATCTCCCGAGCCGCTGGTACGACCTGGCAGGCGGCGGCCAGTACGGAATGCTGTGATGAGTCTGATCCAGACGTTGCCGACCCTTGCGATGTGCGTCTCGGGCGCGCTGGCGGTCATTTGCACCCCTCTGGCAGTGTGGGAGCTGCGATACGAGCGGAGAAAGCGCCTCCGTAAAGCCCTGTATCGGGTGCAGTTTCCGGAAACCCGGCGGGTTCGGGCGGCGAATCACCCGGTCCGGGTGACTAAATTGGGTGACGCGAGGCGCCGAACATCGGCGGTTACCCCGTATTTAGCCCTAGTTCCGGACCAGATTGAGGCTCTGCCCGAGCCAGAACCGCCTGTAGAAGGTGCTTTGCTATAAGAACGGGGTCAGTTAGACTCCAGTTCATGCCCACCAGCTCGAAGGCCGTTTCCACGGTCGCCGTCAAGCGCCCCACTCTCACCGAGAAGTACCACCAGCTCTCGGAGACCCTGGAAGCGATCGAGAACGACCGCGAGCTGCTGGCGGAATCGCTGTCCAACGCCGTCGCGATGCTGCGACAGGAGGATGCGGGCTGGGCACTGCCCGGAGACGGCACTGGCTACCGTGGATTCCGCCTGCGCGAGCTTCAGAAGTGGTCTCGCGACATCCGGGCCAGCCTCACCGGAACTGAGACCGCCGCCCCCAACCCCCACATGCGCAACGGTCTGATGCTGCGCCACAGCTTCATTTGGGACGGAGGCATCCACTACGCCAGCGTCCCCGGCTCCAAGGACGTGCCCGGCACTCGCGGCAAGCTCAACGCCCAGGCGGTCATGGACGACCTGCACAACCAGCGCCTGGTGTTCGGGAACTCCGCGCGTCGTCGCCGTGAGGCCAGCCTGTTCAGCGACGGCATTTACATCGTGGTGGGCAACGACAAGACGCACAAGATGCGTCCGATCCCGATCCACGAAATCACCGACACGATGCGCGACCCGCTGTACGAGGACGAAATCATCGCCTATCGGTGGACGCGCAACGAGGCGTCCTTCGAGACCGACGGCAAGGGTCGCAAGCGCTACACGGGGGCTCGACGTGAAAAGAGCTACTGGGTCTACGTCGATTGGTACGAGGGGGAGGTTCCCGATGCCATCAACTACCGGACCACCGAGGCGACTTCCGGACCCTTCGCCCCGTCCGCCACGGAGACCGTGCTGAAGGATCACACGGCCTTCGACCTGCACGCGAACCGGCCTGACGGCGCTGCGTTCGGCAGCCCCGACGCCATTGCCGCCCTGGTCTGGGCTCGGATCATCCGCGACCTCATCATGAACGGCGTCAAGATGCAGGACGCCCTGGCGATGTTCGCGTTCAAGGTCACCGGAGGCTCCAAGGCGGGTCAGAAGAACCAGGCGCTGGAGCTGGCCAAGCCCGCGGGAGCCGGATCGGCTGCAACGATGGCGGGCGAGCAGGACATGACCCCGCTGAACACCGCGGGCAAGGGCTACGACTTCTCCACGATCGGCTTCGTTGTGGCCACGATGGCGGCCTCCCTCCACGTGAGCGGCATCGCCCTGTCGGCCAACACCGCTCTGGCGGGCTCCAGCTATGGCGCCGCGAAGACCCTGGACCTCCCGGGGCGCATGGCCATGGAGTCCCGGCGCAAGGAGCACATCGAGTTCGATGAGCGCATCCTTCGGTGGCTGGGCGCGCCCGAGGCGACGGCCTACTTCGACAACTACGACGATGCCACGGACGAGTACCGTTCGGTCCAGGCGGCGATGCTGGCCTGGAACACTGGCACGCTGAGCCCTCAGGGCTTCCGCGACGAGTTGGAAATCATCTACGGCCGCAAGCTCGCGGGCGAGATGCCTTCCGGAGCGATTAACCCGAACACCGAGACCAAGGCCGACAAGGCGGCGGCGTTGGCCGCGGGGAAGGATGCACCCGCAGACGCGGGCGACCTCACCGGCAAGGCTGCAATCCGGGGCAGCGGCAAGAAGACCCCCAAGCAGGCGGCCTCGCCTGGCCAGGGGCGATCCAGCAAAGCGGGTAGCGCCGACCACGCGGGCGACCTCCCGCAGAAGTCGTGACCATGAGCACCGGGCAGCGGTTCGAGGGCGTCGTCTACATTCGCCAATGGGGACCCGATGCCGGGCTTCTGACCTTCTGGTGCCCGGGCTGTGAGAAGGGTCACACCGTGAGCTTCGGCGGTGCGGAGACGTGGGACTGGAACGGCGATGTCGACAAGCCGACGTTGACCCCGAGTGTGCTGGTGAACGCGCACCGATCCAGCTTCTCGGAGCCCGGGACGCCTCGCACCAAACGCGACCAGAAGCGCTGCCACAGCTTCGTCCGGGACGGCAAGATCGAGTACCTGAGCGACAGCGAGCACGAGCTGGCGGACCACGTCGTGGACATGGTCGCCCTGCCGGAGCGGTACAAGAACTTCCTGAGCAACTGAGTTTCCAGAAACTTGGCCGTTCGGTTTTGGGTTTCGGCCTCGACACCCTAAGCTCGCCATCATGACCAAGCGAATCGTGGAGGCGGCCACTCTCAGTGTGGACCCGTCGACCAAGGCGCTTCGTGTGTGCCTCATCTCGGAGGGGGTCGGCAGCTCCGCCAAGTTCCCGCGTGAGTTCTTCACGCAGGACAACGCCGACCGGTTGGCCAAGTCGCTGTCCTTCCCGGGGCATCCGAAAGACCTGGAGCACCCGGAGTGGCGCGACCCGCTGAGCGCGATTGCTCGCATCGGCGAGTCGGTCACCGTCGAGGAGCACCAGGGCAAGATGGGGTTCTGGAGCGACTACAACGTCTCCAAGACCCGCCCCGAGGTCCACGACTACCTCGTGGAGTACGGGGACGCGCTGGGCCTGTCGGTCTTCTCCGACAGCGACGGCCACAACGACGCCGACGGCAAGTGGGTCGCCGAGTCGCTGGTCGAGGACGACCCGTACCGCTCGGTCGACCTCGTCAAGGCCGCGGGACGCGGCGGAAAGTTCGCACGGGTGGCCGAATCTCTCGGCCTCACCGTGGACAAGACTTCGGCAACCGCCGAGGAGGAAGAGGAAACTCACATGGACAAGGAAATCGAGGACCGCTTCAAGGCCCTCGACACCAAGATCGACACGTCGATCCAGTCCGCCGTGAGCCAGCTCACCGAGGCCCTGAAGCCGACGCCCCAGGGCTCGGCCTCCGAGGCGGACCCGGACGCGGAGGCGGTCAACAAGGCCGTCGCCGAGCGTCTGGCGACGCGCGACAAGGTGAAGGAGGCCGTCGATGCGGCCAAGATCACCGAGTCGCAGGCCAAGGCGATCATGGATCGCGTGGACAAGGGGGCGACCTTCGAGGAGGTCCAGCCCGACATCGAGGCGGCCAAGGCCGTTCTCGCGGAGGCCCGCAAGGGCACCGTCGAGGACGACGATGACCGTCACGTCGTCGCCGAGCACCTGGGCAGCGGCGACAACGGCGGCGACTTCGATCTGAGCGCCGTCCCCAGCAACTTCGGGAAGGTGGGCTAAGCCATGGCCGACGTCATCAGCACCGGTGAGGCGTTCAGCTCCACCGACGCCAAGCGCGAGGTGTGGAAGGTGGCGACCGAGGTCGCCGTCGGAACCGCACTTCTCGGTCTCGACCTGAAGACCGCGGGTGTCGCCTACGTCAACTCGGGCGGTCACACCCGCACCGACGCGAACAGCGCGAACCCCGCGTCGATCACGGGTATCCCGGATGGCGGTGTGGGGCTGGACGCGCTCCAGGTCACCGTCGCCACGGACGGGACCTACGAGTTCGCGGTCGCCACGGTGACCATCGCGAACTCGGTGGGCCTGGCGCTGAACGGGACTCCCGTCTACGCCATCGTGTCCAGCGGTCGCATCACGGGTCTCACCCTGGTCTCCACGAGCAACACGCTCTGGGGCTACATCAACAACCCGCAGGACTACACGCCGCCCGCTGACGGCGTCGCCTGCGTCCGGATCGGAGGCTGAACATGACCATCGACATGACCAAGGTGGCCGACAAGTTCACTCTGGACGGCCTGGTGATGCCCGTGAGGGGCGTCACCAAGGACAAGGTCGCACGGGTCGCGAAGTACGTGGCGGAGGGCAAGCGCGGCAAGCGCGTGTCCGAGGCTCAGCTGTACGAGGGTCTGATGAGTGGCGACCTGGCCTCGGCCACGGCGCACTTCATCAACCTCATCACGATCCCCCAGCTCCCGGACACCAAGGAGCGTCCGGTCGCGAAGCTCGCGGGCACCCGTTCGGTGCCGGACTTCCGACCCGCCACGCTCTACGGCATCTTCGGCAAGCTGGAGGGTCCGGGTGTGGTCAACGCCGACGTGGACGGTGTGGGTTCCGCCCCGCGCGTTCCGCAGGGCTCGCCCTACCCGGTCGCGACCATCACGGGCGTCGAGTCGGCCTACGGCAAGCTCGCCAAGCGTGGTCTCCGCGTCAACTGGGACTTCGAGGACTTCGTCAACGACACCATCGGTGTCCTCGACGGCATCCCCTCGGAGCTTCAGACGATCGCCCTCCAGACGGAGTGGCGCGAGGTGGGCGACGCCATCCTCGGAGCGACCACCGGTCTCGGCGCGGTCACCCTCCCGGATGGCACGTCGGTCGCGGCCAACGCCAAGGTCAACGCGAAGTCGATCATGGCGGCGATCCAGCAGCTCGCGCTGACTCGTCTCCACGGCTCGCTGATCGGCACCCTGTCCGGCTACAACGTCGTCGTGCCCGTGGGGTCGAAGATGTACGTCGACTACTCGATCCGCATGGCCCTGGGCGTCCTGTACGTCCTCCCGGCCTCCGGCACGGGTGGCAACGTGCTCCCGGCTCCCGACAGCTCGATCCTGTCGAGCGTCGAGGTCATCGAGCACGAGTCGGTCACCGGCAACGCCTGGTACCTGCTCCCGAAGCCGGGCGCGTACCGGCGTCCGGTGCTGGATGTCCTGAACCTGCGCGGCTACGAGCAGCCGCAGATCAGGGTCAAGACGGACGGTGGCGACGGGTTCTCGTTCGACTCGGACTCGGCCTCGATGCGCCTGCGCCTCGTGACCGGCGCCGCCCTCTGGTTCCAGGAGGCGGTGGTCAAGTCGACCGGAGCCAACGCGGCCCCGGCCTAGGCCAGCCTCGCATCACCACTCGAAAGGCCCCGGGAAACCGGGGCCTTTCCTGGTTTCCGGAAACGAGCCGCCGCGGGTAGGCTAGGTCTCGGTGGTACTCCTTTCGCCGCCGGAACGGGTCGTGTTGCTGCCGCCTGGCGTTGCTGCCGTCGGGGTCTGGCCTCACGACCCGTTCCACGTTTCAGGATCACTCCCACAGCCAGTAGACTCCCGAGCATGGCCGACACCAACACCACCGGGGCGTACCCCCTC